ATACCGATAACAAATCTCTTGTTCATCGTTGGGTCATTGTATCGGTTCTTCAACTGCTTGACTGCGATTTGGTTTCGTTCCTCAAGTTCCTCACTAGAAATAAGCGCAAACATGAGGTCTGCCGTAGCAGGAAGACCAAAAGACTCTGACGTATCTTCCAAACCAACATCTGTGTTGGAGTACCCGCTCCTTGTGGTCTGTGTAGCCGACATAATCGGGACATTTGTTTCAACTGCGAGTCCCCTAAGTTCCTCAGCAATCGACTTGATATACATGTACGAGTTGACATTTGCTGCCCCCTTGAATCTACTGGATGCACATATGTTTAGATAGTCAATGAAGATGATATCTGGTTTGAATGACTTCTTAACTGCGAGTTCCTTGATAAGACCACGAAAGTGTCCAGAGTGTGCAGATGCAGTTGGATATTCCTTGATTACCAGTTGACCTGTGGTGTTCTTGATAATCTTGTTGATCTTGTCATCATACATCTGCTTTGGTAGACTATGTAGGTCTTCCATAGAGATATTCATGAGGTTTGCATCAATGCGTTCTGCGATACGTTCCTCTGCCATCTCCATAGAGATATACAACACGTTCCTACCTTGGTTCATACAGTTTGCTGCCATGTGACACATGAACAGAGACTTACCCACACCAGTTCCAGCAAGGGCAATGTTCAGTGTCTTGGGTGGTAGTCCACCCTTAGTAATACGATTGAAGAAGTCAAGGTCGAAAGGTATCTTCTCTTCTACTGTATGGTAATACTCAAATCGGGACTCTGCATCAAGTAGATAATCATGACCAACAGAGTTATCAAAACCAACGGCCAAGGCATCAGTGAGAATGCTCGGAATAGCATCGACATTTCGATTCTTATCCTTTCCATCAATAATTTGAATACCTTCAACGATTGCATTATATACTGCCTTATCCTTACAGAATTTCTCTGTAGTCTCTACTAACCATTCTAAATTCGCATCATCGTCTTTCTCAAGACTCTTAACCACATCAATTACCGCCTTGACATCTTGTTCATTCAAGTCACGGCGAGTGTCGATTTCAATTTCAATAGAGGTTTTGTTTGGTAGAGTGTTGTATTTCTCTACAAACTTCTGTATCTCTTCAAGTACAATACGCTCACTACGGTCAGAAAAGTAATCCACCTTCATGTGTGGAAGTACCTTTCTGGCGTAGTTCTCGTTTGAGATTAACTCAGATAGAGCTGTTCTCTCAATTGTCTTCATTTAGTCTTCCTCGACACTCAGAGAGAAATTCTTGTTGTAGGTCATGGGATGTTTCCCAGATATTTTCCCACACAATGTCCTGACTCTCTTCTGTCAAATCACCGTCCTCGTCCTCTTCAATGTCATGATGCTTTTTTACCTCTTCGAGAAGTTCATCGTAGTCCCACTCAGATGATTCGTCTAGTTCATCACCAATATAGAAGTTAGCACCAACAAAGTTGGGCATCTCATCCTCATAAGTCACCTCAGTAACGACATCAGGGCAGATTGCAGCAATTGCAGTCAACAGATTCTCAACAGCAGTGATAGGAGCGCCCCATGCAGAAACAGTTCGAATCATACAACCGTTCTCATCAACATCAAAGTCTTCGATATAACACCACTTGGGTCCGATGTTCTCAACAGTCCACTCGAATTTTTCTGACTGTTCGTAGGTTACATTTGTCCCATCAACAAACATATCACCGAACCACCTGTAGTTCTCAGTTTCACGCACTCTAGAATACAGTTCCTTAATAAGATTAACTGCATTCGAATTTAGATTTTCCATGTCAATGCATGTGTTTACATTGTTAGCCATTTTCTTCCTCTTCCAAAAAATATTGTGTGACAGGTATCCCACAGTTCACCAAAAAGTCAATACCCTCAGTTTTCCTATATCCCTGTGAATATACAACTTCACTTACTCCAGCAGAGTATAACATCTTTGCACAAGAAAGGCAAGGTGCATGTGTAATAAATGCTACTGAACCTTCACCTGACTCATTTGATCTTGCAAGTTTTGCGACAGCATTTGCCTCTGCGTGAATTACCTCTGGATTAGTTTTACCACTTTCATCCTCACATACATTAGTCCAACCGCTAGGCATACCATTGTATCCGATACTTATGATACGGTGGTCCTTAACCAGAACACACCCCACCTTAAGTCTCTCTGCTGTACTGCACTCTGCATATGCATGTGCAGCCTTCATATGTGCTTTAATGTGTTTAGGTTTCATAGTTCGTACTCATAATTATCCGTCTCCTCATTCTCATTCAGAATAAACGCACCATTGCGAAGATGAAATTTACGAGCCATCTCAGTCTTGGGTGATAATGTGACTAGACGTTTGAAGTCGTTTTCAATCGCATAGTCTCTCAGTTCATAGATTATATCACGCCCAGCGCCGGGAGCATAACTCCATACGGTGTATGCGATACAGTTGTCCCCCTGTGGATGTGAGTACAGGGCAAGTTCTCTTACAGTTTTTGGAATGTCTGTTGTAAATGCTGTGCATACAATGGCGGTAGGTTTATCCTCGCCAATGTAGAACATCTCGCCCACAGACTTGCGAAATGCATATGATAAAGAAGGACGAACAGGATCGTCCTTCACAAAGGTTTCATCACTAAGCACCTTGATCAATTCAGTCTCCCTGATTGTCTCAATAGGTATGCCAGTACATTAGACCAGTACTGGATACCCCATTCTGATTTAGATGCTTCACATGCCCTTAAAGCTGTCTCGGCATTTCCCACTAGACGTTCCCAGTTCATTCTCTTGCAACCTCTCAACCATGTCACCAAACATGGTGAACATATCTTTAACCTTCGCAGATTTATCTGCTTGTGGGATGCAGATTGCCTCTGCACCCCGTCCTTGTCCCTCGACAAGATTTGCATTCTTCATGCATGTGTTCATGTCTGGCATGTTCACTGCATACTCTGCACCACTCATAAGAGTGACAACCAACAGTGCCTTAATCACGTTCAATCCACTCCAGATAACAATACCCAAACGTAACCCTATTCTCTTTTTCACTAAGGTCTAGGTTACCAACGATATTCATCCGTCGAACAACTGCTGAACTCAGCGCACCCTTCGAATTTCTTTTATATGTCCACATTTATGCTTTCTCCCACACTTCTATTTTTCTCAGCAAAGGCAATTCCATTTGAGGGCCTTCAATATAATTTTTCATATACTCCTTCCACTTATTAAATGAATAGGACTCACCCTTACCCGAATACATTTTAGCAGAGTGATATGCATATCTTGATACCCAGCAAAGAGTTTCACCCCTTTCATTACTAATAACACGATACTTATTCAGAACTTCTAGAGCACCCTCTTTACCTACAGTGTCTAGCAAAAAATCAAACTCTGACGTATCATATCCATCACTGTTGAGGTTTCTGTCTTTCATACTTCACTCCATCCTGTTATTTTGCAAATATACTTAGTCGTTCCAACCAGAACCATGTCACCCATCATCGTGCTGCGACAGGTCTTTCCACCAAACATGGGAGTCACATCTTCATTATCCCACCAACCGCAATCAATCGAGTTGGTGAGAGTAAATGCAATCTCACATGCATCAATGTCACTCGTTCCATCAGCGACCTCGACAAAAGCAACGGTGCGAGCAAAGTCTTCTGCCACACCGTGAATAACCGCAACCTTCATTATACAATCTCCACCGGCTTGTTCCACTCACCAATCTTGATATCGTTGTACCAAGCGGTATCGAAATAGTCAGTCATCGAATCACTCCGATCATACCAGTTTATACCCTTCATGGCAGCAAGCAATTCCATCAAGAAATTCTTTGCAGTGCCATCAAACCATCCGAGATGGTAGACGTTCACACCGTTTTCAATCTCTTTGTCAGTGAAGAGTCCATCAGGAATCTTCCGAAGGGTCACAACCAGAGTGCTGCCGGTGCGAACCTTGATGGTTCCCTTGACACCGTACTCGGCAAGAACCTTCTTGATTGCAGGGGCAAGTTCTTTCTTCGTCTCTTTACTCACATATGCCATGTCGTCTTTCCTTATCTCAGTTTATAATTAACTATACCACACTAAAACGAATCTGTCAACACTTTTTTTCAAGCAGCCAAGAAAGAAAGAAGTTTTTCCGACTTTGAAGGATGCTTCAACTTGCGAAGTGCCTTGGCTTCAATCTGACGAATGCGGTCACGGGTAACGCAAAACTCCTGTCCTACTTCCTCAAGGGTATAATCCTTTGCAAGACCGATACCGAACCGCTTGCGAAGAACACGTTCCTCACGAGGCTTGAGAGTCGAAAGAACTTCCGTCACAACCTTCTTGAGTTCAGCAGTAGCAACTACATCCTCAGCATCAGGTGCGTCATCTGCAAGGTCATACGCATATTCAAGAGGAACGGTATCAACGATGTCAAGAAGGTCTTCCTTTACACCTCGTTCAGAAAGAACATCGTAAATCTTGCGATACTTCTCAGGGTCAGTCAGCGACAGACCACCAAAATCAATACCACGACTCTTGTACTTCTTCATAACAACCTCATTTCTCGATTATGATTAACTATACCACACTCAAACGAATCTGTCAACCCATATTATCCATATGTTTTGAACCACATTGGACCAGTGAGAACGGTAACAGGGACAGAATATTTTATATCCCAAACAACAAATACTGGCTTAGTCTTCTCGTGGACCTTAACCTTAAAAATGGTCCGATAACCCTTTCCACCACCAACACACTTACCATGTTTTGGAGCATGTACAATGGAGTTCACAACTTCCTCAGTAAAATCAACCAGACCATACTTCTTAGACTTATACACAAAGTCCTCTTTCTTGAACCGTTCAGTGAACCGTTCAATAGCATGTTTTATCATTCCTTCATCGGGAGACATCATAATTAAATCCTTTCTGTTTTGTCTCTCAGTTTATGACTAACTATACCACGCAGGATTCGTTTTGTCAACCCCTATTATGCAGCAACCGCAAATATTTCTGCGTCACTACCGTAGAGGTCAAACCTCTTAGAAACCAACTCACGCTTTCCAGACTTGGGAAAGTCAATGACCTTGGAATAGGGCGACTTCTTGGCATACACCGTAATGTCACGTTCCTTATTGAGTTTGTTCCAAACGTAACGACCACCAGCAGACTGTGAGTGACCGGCCATCAGGGTGATATCCATCTTCTTCATGAGGAACTTATAAATCTTGATTGCAAGGTTATTACCCTTGTAACGACTATCGACGTTCAAGAGGTCAACATGCCATGCACCACGCTCTTTCGACAGTTCTACCTTTGCAGCAATGCGATGGCGAGTGTCCATGTCACCATAGGGAGTGCGAACCCGTTTGGTTATGTTGCGGTCATAGACCCACACAACATTATATGTGCGTTCTTCTTTCTCAATGTAGATATCATATCCAAAGGCACGACCTACAAGCTCTAGGTCTTCTGTGCTACCATAACCAAGGAAAACTCCCTTGTTCATCGTAATTCTGTCAACCATTTGTAACCTCTTGATTTCTGATTATGTCTAATCATACCATACGAAAAAGGGTTTGTCAACAATTATTTTGCATATTCCCGATATTTTTTGATATACCACTTCTCGACAACATCGTTGCCGTCCTCATCATTGGTCAGGATGTAAGCCACGGTCTTCTTAACCTTGGCAAACCGCCATCCACCATCCATATGCCACGGAGTCGTCACCCACACCTTGTGGGGATACTCAGTGTAGTAGTTTTCCCGATTCTCAGAGAACTCAAAATATTTACCATATTCCTTCTCATCGAAGCATCCGAGAATCGAACCATCGCCGTAAGGGGGGAAACTAACTTCAGTGGGGGCAAATGCCATGTCAACAACCTCTTGATTTCTGATTATGTCTAATCATACCATACGAAAGGGGGTTTGTCAATCAAAATCGACTCGGAATCCAAGAAAAATTGACATTATCTAACCAACGCCATTCACCTGTTTTCAGTGATTTTATGGGGGGCAATGCGGGTTTGGGGTCCATACCTAGAACGCCGGGGGGAAGTTCTAGAACTTCCCACTTGTCTCCGTGTTCCCGAATACGATTCTTACCCTTGTTGGTGATGCCCTTGAGGGTGAGGATCATTATGCAATCCCTCTATTGTTCATATTCGGCATC